GGTAATACCCGAAACCCGTCACGAAATCGGGCAGCAATTCCCCGTGTCCTTGCGGGTGCGGAAGGTCAATGCAGTTCAACCGGTATCGCGCTCCAGGTTGTCCGGATCTGAGTTCGTACTACGGGGGGATATGGGGATGATAGCCATGCGTATATGCTGCGGGAAGCCGCCGATAGTCTTGGCCGGGAAGGATGACAATGCCCGGAATACCTTCAGCGTCGTTTGCGGAACGTGCCGGCTCCGGACTGAATCAAACAACCGGGAAAGCGCCGTGAAGGACTTCAACGAAAAATCAAAAAGGGGGAAGCAGAATGTCTAATGGATTTGCAAAGGCAGTTGTCTTGGGGAACCTGACCGCTGATATCGACGTGAGGTATACGACCAACGGGGATGCTGTGGGGACCTTCACGCTGGCCGTCAATTCCAGGCGCAAGGTGAACAACGAGTACAAGGACGAAGTGTCATTCCTTGATTTTGTCATGTTCGGATCAATGGCCGAGAACATCGCCCGGCTGAAGAAGAAAGGCGCGTGTCTGCTCGTTGACTGCATCCCGAAGCAGCGGCGATGGGACGACAAGGAAACAGGAAAGAAGCGGGCCAAGGTGGAATTCATGGTGCGGGATATCATCTTCCCGCCGAACAGCGGAAAGCACACCGAAGAGACTGCGGCAGCGGAGCCGGCCCCGGTGGGAGAAGAAGAGATACCGTATTAACGCCCGGATGACGGGCGCGGGTCTTGCGACCCGTCGATACGATGGTTAGCTTCCATCATGGGGGATTCTTGAAACACATTGTCTCATACGGCGGCGGGGTAAACAGTACGGCAATGGTTCTCTGGCAGATCGGGAAAACGCCGATAGACCGGATTATTTTCTGCGACACGGGAGCGGAGTTACCGGAAACGCTGGAATACGTCAACACGTTCGGGGCATACCTGAAAAGCGCAGGACTGCAAATAGAAACGGTGGGCCGTGCCGTTGGTCTATACGAATATTGTTGGGAAAAGCACCTGATACCGACACGGGCCTTTCGATGGTGTACGGACAAGTTCAAGATCAGGCCATTCGACAAGATCAAGCGACAGTACGAACAACCCGTGGTTTATATCGGATACGATGCAGGAGAAGATTCACGGGTAGTAAACGCCATAGCGAAGTGCGACAAGAAGGCGATCAAAAAATTCCCGCTGTACTTTGCGGGAATAGACCGTGACGGATGCAAACAGATAATCGAAAGCGCGGGATTGCCGGAGCCGCCGAAAAGCGGGTGCTATATTTGTCCGTTTCAGACTTATGCAAGTTGGATGCGGATGAAGAAGGAACAGCCAAACCTATTTCAAAGAGCGGTGGATTTGGAGAACAGGGCAATGGTGAAGCGAACGAACTATAGATTTTTACCGATACCGTTACAGGAAATGCAGGATCAGCAAGACATGGTTTTCAGCGGCTACGAAATAGCACAACCATGCGGCTGTCATGATGGAAGCTAACGCTGAGTTGACCGGCTCCGTCCGGTCGAACGGGAGGTTGTAACCGATGCTCATTAAACCGAATGCAGGACCCACGGTATTCCACCTTCAAGGATCTGCCGCGGCGCTCACCGATGAGGGCGCCTGGGAGAAGATGCTTGCAGGGATGCAGCTCTTGATCCTCGAACCTGACGGGTCGCGCTGTACTCTCCTGGCCGACGGAAACCCTGTCATGTCGTTTGCTGTGACGGGGCTGACCGCGGAGCAGATGACGGACCAGGACGCGAGGCTCGACGACGGGGTGCAATCTGTCCGCATGAGCGTACCGTGGCTCAATCGAAGATGGCACCGCGAGAATGGATACAGGTGGATATACGCCACGGACCCGAAGGACCCGATAAAGCGCGGCGTCCGGTGGGAGGTCCGGGAAGGATACCCCACGTTGCTGTCATGCAGCAAGGAACAGGCGGAGAAGCACGCGAGGGCTGGCCGTGATGACGCCAAGAAGATCGCGGCGCACTACCGGCAAGTGATACAGGTCGGGCTCAAAGCCGGCATGATCGACGAGGAAGTGGCTCGGCACGGTATGACGAGAGAGGGGAAAGACTGAGAATAATGGATACCCCGGAAACTGAAATAGCCGTCATCGACAGGGGACTTGCCAACAGGGTATGGTCATCGCTCGTCGATCATTGGCTACAGGATAATCTATGTTTCAACTGCCGGCAGAACACGGCGCTATGCCAGTGCTCTTGCTACGACCTTGAGGACTAGCCATGACTGACGATACCAACAGGTTCATACACGAAAAGATAATGGGGAAGTGCTGGCATGAGTGCAAGGAACGCTATGAGGACGAGTGCTTGAAGTGCAACCATGCTTTTCAAGACCCCATTACATATGAACCATTCGATTGCAGAACACTCAACCCCGACTACACTCAATGGGAACACTACGGGCCGATGTTGGAGGAGTTGAAACAGAATACAAATTTCGATACTCTTATGATGAAGCTACTTGATGATTATAGGAGCGATGAATATACGGTTTCATGGTACGACTTTGTGCATGATATTCTACTTACCCCCACCCGTGGCTGTCAGGCGATAGTGGAGTTCTTTGGAGGGAAGAATGTGTGAACATCATGACGGACCTGTTGACATGGATTGCATGGGATGTGTGCTTGCTAAAACGGCACAAGAGAACGAAAAGTTGCGTATGCTTCTATGGCTCAATCACGGTCATGATGGACTATACGGTGATGATGGAGAGATGCAATGCTCCAAGTGTATGATTGACTTTAGGCGTGATAGCGCAGACAGTATGGAGCAAAAATGGTATAGGCATGAGTTCTTTGGAAAGGAGCGGGCATGAGCGACGAGTTGCGGGAGAAGATAAGGGACTATTTGATGGGGTCTATACCTAAACCCCATGTAACATTTGGCGAGGATGCTGATAATATCATTGCCCTCATCCGTTCCCATGAGGACAACAGGTACAGCGGGCTGGATGCGGTGAGGGAGTGTGATTGTATACATCCACTGACAGGCGACCCAAATAGAATGTCATGTGGTAAATGTCACGGCACGGGAACTATCCGCAGACCGTTGACGAACAAGGAAGCTGTGGAGTATGCAAAGTATATGGCTGTTGGAAATCCCCATGTGATGTTCAGGGGCGAGCGTGTAGTAGTGGGAGGTGAGTGATGGAACTTGAAATCATAAACAAGTTATACTTGGAGTTATCACAGATAGCAACGGCAACCACGGAAAAGGAATTGAGCCTCCGTGCCGAAGTCACCCGCCTGTCCGGTAAGACTGGCTACTGCGCCGAGTGTGAGCGGTTGAGTGCGGAACTTGCTGACAGGGATAAACAGTTGGCATGGGTATCACAGGACGATAAGGACTACATTGCCCTGTCTGATGAATATGATAAGGTTGTTGCGGAGTTGGAGCAGGTGAAGGCGAAGAAGGATGAGTATTTCAAGTGCTGGCAACTGGAATCAAAATCAGCGCAAGAATATTATAACAAACTCTCCGACCATGACTCAGCGGCGCAGGCGCATAAAGAGAACGCTCAATTCATGGCAGAGCGTTGGGAGGATGAGCATGGGAAGGTGCTTGAACTTGAGGACACGCTTGCGCTTACGATTGACGATGCTTACCGTGTGTTCTGCCCCACCCACGACCACTATCGGGCAAGGTACACAGGCGGTAGACCGTTGCTTGATGATAGGTGTCCTGAATGTGAACTACAGGCAGAGCGCACCCGTGCCGATGCCTATAAAGCCGAATTAGACATTGCTCATATCAGTGCCGACCTGAACGAGAGGGGGATCAAGTGGGCAAGCGAGAATATGGTGTGCAATCCAGATAGGCAGGTGGATGAGTATACGCTTACCCCTGACGAAATCATCGCCAAGGCGAAGGAGGGGAAACCAACCAATGGCTGATATTGTGAGCCGTCCTCTTACGGAAGAGGGACAAGATACCTGGGACCGGGTGTTCGGGAAGAAGGTATGCCAGTGCAAAATAAAGCACGGTGGACCGCCGATGACACTGCGCGAGTGCATGGAGGCGGAAGAAAAAATAGAGAAATTCTTGACGGAGGACAAATGACAGACGGGAATATCATGTCGAAGTGCAAGGCCAAGAAGACATGCCCAATATGCAAAAAGCGCTTTACTCCGCACCATGAACGACAAATTATTTGCACATGGGATTGTAAAAACGAGGATGAGAAGAAGCGACTTGGCAAAACCATCCCCCCTGGACAATTAGGCACACTCTCTGAAATGGCTGTATGCGTAGACATGATAAGCAGGGGTTATTATGTATTCCGGTCGGTAAGTTCGAGCGGCCCGATTGATATGATCGGCATGAAAGATGGTAAGCTCGTAAAGGTTGAAGTGAAGACGGGGTATCGACGACCGACAGACGGCGGAATAACAAAACCTGTTCATCGCCACGAAGAGCACGATATCATGGCTGTATATCTTCCCGAAGAAAAGATCGTTGTATATTTCCCCGAATTGGAGGTGAGGAAGTGACAGATAAACCATGGGCCAAGGGACCAACCTCAATATGCGAATACTGTGAATACGAGGTATCGTCCTGGACGTACCTTCGGGAAAAGCTGAAAGCACTAAAGCTCCTGTCTTACGATGGAAATCGGCCCATCCTCGACAAGAGGGGATGGGACAGGCACCTATTGAAAAGGTCAAAATCCGCATAGCGTCAATACTCCCCGCATTATAGTCAGATAATAGTCACATTCTCATCCTGCCCCTTTGAGTGACTTCATGGCACTATAAGGGCAATGGCTACCCATCGCAAACCAGCGAAAGAAAAGAAAGATAAGATGCCGAAGCATGGCGTCGCATTCGCTGCGTTATACGTTGCGAACAGCGGCAATGCCTCTGATGCGGCTCGATCTCTACCAGGAATCTCCGAGAAATCCGCCGGCGAAGTAGGGTCCCGCCTGTTGAAAAACATTGAAGTTCAGAAAGAAATCAAGCGCCTACAAGAAAAGCTCTCCAACAAGATCCTCGTCACAAAAGAAGACCTTATACAGCGCCACAAGGAAATCGCCTTCTCGGACCCGTCTGATGTGATGACCTGGAACGAGTCCGGCGTTGATATGATCCCCTCCGACCAGCTCACCAAGGCCAAGCGCGGCCTTATCCGTTCACTCTCCCACACAACGACCGCCACCGGCGAATCATTCAAATGCGAAATGCAATCACAGCAGGACTCGCTGAAGGAACTGGCGAAGCTCCTGGGCTTCTACCCTGAGAAGGGAACGGGCGAATCAGTGCAGCGCGTCACGTTCATCTTGGAATCGTAATGGCGACGATCACCGAGCAACCAACACGGAAGACCATCGAGGAAAAGCTGGTCCGGTACTCCTTCAAGGAGAATCCGACCATTCACGCTTTCTCGAAGTCAACCAAGTTCATCCGGGGCCTCATGGGTCCGTTCGGCAGCGGGAAGTCTTCCGGTTGTCTCATGGACATTGTGAACAAGGGCAAGTTGCAGCGCCCGAATAGCGCCGGCATTCGCCGGGTCCGGTGGGGCGTGGTCCGCAATACTTACCAGCAGCTCCGCGATACGACGCTGAAAACCGTTACCGATTGGTTCCCGCCTTCGCATTTCGGCGTGCTGCATGGTGGCGAGAAGGGCCCGTGGAACTACTACCTGAAGTTGCCAACCCTGAATCTCGAAGCGGAACTTCTCTTCCGGGCGCTTGATCGTCCGGATCAGGTGAGCAATCTACTGTCCCTCGAGCTGACCGGAGCATGGCTGAACGAGTACCGGGAAATACCCATCCCGATATTCGAGGCCATTCAGGGTCGCGTGGGTCGGTTCCCGTCAGAGCGCGACGGTGGCTGTGATTGGCATGGCGTCATCATGGACACCAACCCGCCGCCGGAGGGCTCCGAGTACGAGATATTCTTTGAGAAGCAGCGCCCGGACAATGCCGTGCTGTTCAAACAGCCCTCCGGCCTGTCGCCAGAGGCCGAGAACTTGGCGCACCTGCCGGGCGGTCGGAACTACTATGCGAACCTCGCCAAAGGGAAGGACCGGGACTATGTTCGCGTCTACATCGAGGGGAAGTATGGCTTTATCCTGACGGGCGAAGCCGTTACCCCGGAGTACAACGAGGATATCCACCGCTCCAAGAAGCCCCTCCCGGTCATCGAGCACGCCATGGGCGTCCGTTTCTACGATGGCGGCCTGAATCCTACCTGTATCGTCGGCCAGATTACCCCTGCCGGCCAGCTTTACATTCATCGCACGTTCCGCGGCAAGAACATCGGCATGAAGCAGCTCATTGCCAGCGAAGTCAAGCCCTTCCTCGGGCAGCACTTCAAGAGCGTCAAGCGGTGGCGCGATATCGGGGACCCGGCCCTCCGCAGCAAGGACCAGGGCAACTCTGACGTATCAGCCGCCAAGGAGATCGAGGAAGGGCTAAATACGTTTCTTGAGCCCGGCCCGGTCAAGTGGGCTCCCCGGCGCGAAGCGCTCAAGAGCGGCCTGAACCTCATGGTATCGGGCAAGCCGTGGGTATTCCTCGACCCGAGGGACGAGATCCTGCATCAGTGCCTCCGCGGTGGATGGCACTACAAACGGAATTCAGACGGGCAGATCGTGAACACGGACCCGGTGAAGGATGAGCACTCGCACCCGGGAGACGCATTCGCCTATGGCCTCGCCGTCCTTCAGGATATCGCCGGCAGGACTGCCGAGGAAGAACGGGCCTTGCAGTCTCAAGCGCGAGAGGAAGACATGGTATTCGCCGGTGGTGTCTGGTAGCCATGGCCGCCAAGCGAAAGCGCAAGAGGATTCCGCCTCCCGCTCCGCTGTCCGCATCGGCACGGCTTTGGATGTTCCTGCACCGGCTGCACTTGTCGTACCTGGAATCAAACGTCAAAAGCAGTCGGAACGCAAACCCGACAACTGAGGGACTGATAAATGGCTGACGCATACGGTTCCGACATAACAGAGAAGGCGAAGGAATTCAAGAACGCCATCGCTGATTGCGTTGTAGAGAAGATGGGGAAGGACTATCAGGACTTCCATGACCTGCACACCACGCAGCGCCTTGACTATTACTATGACTACATAGGCAAGTACAAGACCGGGAAAGAACCGACCGAGGGATGGCGCACAAAGAGCTATTTCAAGTTCACGAAGGTCAAGATACTCTCCGCCGCCTCGCAGATCATCAGCGCGGCCAATGCCAACACTGACCGGGTTTCCGCAAAGGCAGATGATGGCAACCACGAAGCCGCCCTTAAGATGCAGGACAAGATCAATGGCCAGTTCGAGGCCGCGAAGCTGAACGAGAAGATAAGCACCGCGGCCATGGACATGCTCATGTACGGGACGTTCTGGCTACAGGCCCCGAGCGTCACGACGATACCGCAGAAGAAGTGGGTAAAGAAGCTCAACCCCATGCAGTCCATCATCGCCGCTGTCACCGGGAAACAAGCGCCGGCCCGGTACGTCGCTGAATTCAACGAAGCCAGGGTCCCCACCATCTACAACCGCAACATCTTCGAGATGTATCCCTATCCCTACGCCATGGGCTGTGATGACGGCGAGGGTATCTATCACCGCCCGATGCTTGACCAATACGCTTTGGCGGACCTACGCAACCGGGAAGGATTCGACAAGGAAGTTATTGACTTCCTGCTGAAAGCCGGCCCGTCGGCATTCTCCACCTACCAGGACGGTGTGAAAGAGAAGATGACCGCCCGCGGGTTCACCGGCGGGGATCGTATCGGGTATGACCTGCACTTCTATACCGGGAAGCTGGACGCCAAGTATCTCCGGGAGGCGAATATCCCCGGCTATGAGGACACCTATGGCTATCAGGAGATATGGGCATGGGTAGTCCGGCACGGTACGGGGAACTACCTGCTCAAGTGGGCTATGGCACCGCTGACCGGCAGGGTCCGGCCTTTCCATTCCGGCGTGTTTGAGCGCGTACCCTATGAGGCCGAGGGCGTCGGTGTGGCCGAGAACATGAAAGACCTGTCCGCCATCCTGAACGGCTCCATACGGTTGTTCATGGACGCGAAGAAGCTGGCTCTTCCGATGATCGCCATCGACAAGACGAAGGCCGCCTTCCCCGGGCAGATATTCAAGTTTGAACCGCTCCGGGTATGGCAGTTCAAGGGAAACCCGAAGGAAGCTATCTTCCCGTTCGCCTTCCCGGAAGCCGGCGTCGCAGCGGACGGTCTTATGACCATGATCGAACTGGCCGAGCGGTACGCCGATGAGGTCACGCAGATCCCGAAGTGGACAACGGGCATTGACTCGAAGATGGTCAACAAGACGGCGCATGGTATCTCAATGCTGATGAGCGCTCAGAACCAGCTCATGCAAACGGCTGTCGGGAACATCGACCAGGTTATCAGGCAGATTGCAGAGACGTTCTATGACTACAACATGGAACACGACCCGGACCCGGCCATCAAGGGGAATATGAGCATCGCCATCAACGGCCTTCAGGCTGTCATGGCGAAGGAACTGATGACGAAGAACCTCTTGCAGATGATATCGCTCGTCATCAATCCCCAAGTGACGCAAAGCCCTCATGCCCTCCGGATGCTCCGGATGGTTGGCGATTACATGGGCATCAAGGACGTTGACTCGAACCTCCCGAAGCCCGAGGTCCTTGAGGCATTCCAGCGCGAACAGGCAGCCCGCGCCGCCTTGGAGCAGGCGAACATGGCTTCAGCCCCTCCGGGCATGGTCCCGCAGGGTGGCGCACCGGTAGTTCCCGGCGCTCCTGTTGCCGCGGCAATGTCAGCGCCTTCCGTACAATCTCAGCCGTCGGCAATCACCCAAGGGTAGAAAGGACCGGAAATGGCATTCGACGATGATGTAAAGGAAAAAGAAGACGCGCTTCTAGAAATGAGCAGGAGCCATGCAATTCAGATGGCTCAGTCTCTTGCCCCGCTCCGGACGAGCCAGGCATTCAAGGTCTTCCTCGGGCTGATCCGGGAGGACCTTGAGGGCGTTCGAGTGAAACGCTCGGCCATTCCCTCGGAAACGAATTACGCGCCGGCCATGTTCGAGTGCCGTGCGCTTGAGGATTACATGGTATCCCTGCTCGGAAGGGTGGACGCCTATACGAAGGAGTCTCAGGCGTATCAGGAAACCGAACAGAAGGACAACGAGTAAATGTCGCCCCGGACCCTGACCATACCGAATGTTGAAACTGGCGGAATATCCGATGGGTTCCATACGTTCGATGAGCTCTACGATCACCGATGCAGCCTGTTCGTAGCGCTCATGCGGTCGAATCCGGGGATCTCTTGGCGGGCCAGGCTGCACCATGACGGAACAGGGTTTCCCGGCTGGTTCCTGGCCGGAATGCAACTACCGACCGGGCAGGTAAGCTATCACCTGCCAATCGAATTGTGGCACTTGCTTGACCGAAGCCACATCGGTACCTACGAAATTGCGCCGGAATGGGACGGCCACTCGCCGCAAGACGTTGTTGTTCGGCTGAAACAGTGGACATCCCAAGAAGTAGGGCTTCAGGAAGAAGAGCGATTACCGTAATACAACGGCCCTTCCCCTCGGGGCGGCCAGAAAGAGAGACTTGAGACGATGACAACCGACGCGACGCAGGAAAAAGAAAAGCAGGCCAATGGCTCCCCGGAAGAGGCGACCGCAACGACCTTCAACGAGGAATTCCAGAAAGAGCTTGCAGTTCAATTTGCCAAGGACAAGAAGACCGAAGTACCGGAAAAGCCCGCTGATGGCGGTACTGCCCCCGTGGAAAAGCCTGTAGAGGCTCCCGCGGCGGCCCCGGCAGCAGACGGACAGGGCGAACCGGCGCAGCACCCCTCTGGCGTAACGCCCGAGGATGAACCGCTTCTTAAGGAATACGGGATCGACCCGAAAGAGGCTACTCCTTCCGTGGTGAAGGCCCTCAAAGCGGCGAACACCCGTGCCGGCGAAGCGGAGAGCAAGGCGCACCATTGGGGATCTCAGAATAAGCAGCTTTCAGAGCAGTACCAGAACCTCAAGAAAGAGCACCGGGCGCTTATCGAGAAGGCCGGGGAAGATCCGAAAGAACTGCTCGATATCGCGGACAAGCTGTTCTCCGATGAGGAACTGGCGAAACTGCCCCAGGAAGCACAGGATATCCTGAAGGACCGCAATGCACGGCTGGCATTCGTTATGACCGTGCAGAAGATGACCAAGATGGCGACCGCTGGAAAGGCGGCGGCTTCTCCGGACCATGACGGTACGGCAGCCCCGGCAGCAACGAGGCCGCTTGAGGAATCACGGGAAGCGGGCTTCACCGAAGAGCAGGCGAAGAAGGTACACGAATGGGCGGACGCGAAGATCAAAGAGGCCGGTTATGCGAACTATGCGGAAACCTATGCCTCCAATGACTTCCGGAAGTTCGTCGAGCCCATCGTGGCACGCGAGGTCGAACAGGCAGTGGAGTTCTACCATACCACCGGTATTCCGCTCCCGAATGACCGGTCGGTACTCTCGCCCACCTTTATGAAGCTGAACAGCGCAAACCCGAATCTTCATGTTGAGGTCCTGCGCGGATTCGACGAGTACAAGAAGCACATGGCAGAGTCCGCCAAGGACGAGGCGACGAGGCAGCAGCACGCCGCCGCCCTGGACGGACATGGAGCAACCAAGCCCGCGCCGAAGACGGCAGGGAAGACGCTTGGGGAAATGACCGAGAGCGAAATTACCGGCCTTCCCACAGCAGAGTTCAAGCGCCTTTCCACTGATAAGAGTGCGCGGAGCACCTATTACAGTTAAAGGAGGCCATATACCATGGCACAGAATCTCACCACGCTGAACGCCCGTGCGTCAGCGTATGTCACCAAGAAGCTCCTCGACGTTGCGGAATACCGCGACGTGTACGGTCGGTTCGGCACCGCCCCGGTCCCGCGCAAGGACAGCGTTCCGATGAACGCCAGCACGACCGTCCAGTGGTCCCGGCATGAGCACCTGCCCCTTGCGACCGCCCCGATCACCCGCGGCGTCACCCCGGATTCCGTGGTTGCCACCCGCACCGATCTGACCGCCAACCTGACGCAGTACGGCTCCTACGTCCTTCTGGACGATGTGACCGTGATGACCGTCGAGGACCCCATCCTCGATATCGAGGGCGACCGCTGCACGTCCCAGGCGATCCGCTCCATCAACGTCATCCGTGAGGGAGTCCTGATGGCCGGTACGAACATCACCTATGCCAACGGCGCTGCCCGCGATGAGGTGAACACCCTGATGAGCCGCGATCTCATCACCAAGACGGTGCGCTCCATCAGCATCTCCATGGGCCGCCGGCTGACGAAGCTCCTGTCCGCCACGAACGGTTACAACACCACCCCTATCCCGGCGTCCTACGTCGGCGTGTGCCATTCCTACGTCAAGTGGGATCTCCGGTACACGGTGGGTGAGACGAACGGCTTCATTCCCAAGGAGAAGTACGCCCGGACGGAAGAGGGCCTTCCGAACGAGTTCGGTGAGTGCGGCGATGTGCGTTTCTGCGAGCACGAAGAGCAGACTTATTTCGCCAACGGTGGCGGAAACGTGGGCTCGGGCCACAAGTCTACGGGCGCGGTCAAGGAAGACGTGTTTGCGACCCTGATCTTCTCGGAAGAGTCTTTCGGTATCGCCATGCTCGGCGGCTTCCAGGGCGGCTCCAAGGGCGATGGTATCAAGGTCATCGTCAAGAACATCGGCAGCGGCGGTACCGAGCCATCGCGCATACCAATCACGTGCCGGCGGATGATGTCGTGGCGGTCGGCGAGGCCGAGTTCTTCCAGCCGCGCCTTATACGCTTCCACAAACGGGTA